AGATTTGAACTTGTGTGGTATCGGAATGCTATCGCACTCTAAACAAAAACTTGTGGAGGCGCCAACATTGAAGTTGGGTCGTAGAAGCAAGAAGCCATCAGCCTTGTGCTGATGGTAATTCACATTATTTCTTTTAAGTATACAAAAGATAGTATCTTTATTAGCTTTAACTTGTTTAGCAATTTTAGATATACTTAAATTATTTTCTTGATAAAGAGAGATTATTTTTTGTTCTTCTTCTATTGTAAAAGCATATAATGCTTCATGCTTTCTTACATTCATAATATTTTTAATTAATACCACATAAATTCTAAAAAGCTATTAATGCTAGTAGGAGGCGCTAATACCATAGCAATGGCTGGATGTATAGCACTTGGCCTTCTGGTGGTAAACATACCATATTCATTACAATATAAATTAGCTCGTACTGGATAACTTTGATTAGCCTCAAATACATTAGTTTGAGCTATCATTCGTTGAAACCATACTGTTACTCTACCAGATCCTGCGGTAGAATCATCTCCAGGAATATTGGCTATTAAATAAGTATAATTTACAATTGTTCTAATAGCATTTGGAGATCCTGTACCCATCAAATCAAAATTTAGTGGAGTTCCGGCTAAAAAAGTAATTACTCCATTAGTTGGATTTAAAACCACATCAACATTTAAAGAAATAAAACTACTTGGTATAATATTAGGTTTTTTTAATTCAGCTTTAACATCTACTGGAGTAACTAATACTCCATTTTGCACTACTCCAACAGCTGGAACAATAACTACTTCATTCCAAGAAACATTAGTAAAAGCTTTAGTTTTAATATCATCAATTATTCCAATAGGTGCAGTTCCATTAGAAACTGTAGCCATAATTTGATTACCAATAACAGTTAATTCAGCTAACTGTCCAGGTTGAAATTCTGCAGAAGGATCGCAAATAAAATCTGTTGGTAATGAATTTCCAACTTGTACAAGTCTTAGCATAAAACCTCTTAATTTAATGACATATTATATTATGTTAAAATTAACACCAGAAATAACACAAAAAATTATAGATTTTTATGTATCAGGAAAAACTTCATATGAAACAGCAGATCAATTTAATTGCTCTCAATCTTTTATTTTAAAAATCTTAAAAAATAATAACATTAAAAGTAGAACAACACAAAGTTATACAACTAAATATATAGCTAATGAAAAATTTTTTGATAAAATTGATACAGAAGAAAAGGCATATTTTTTAGGACTAATGTATGCTGATGGAAATAATTATATTAAATATCCAAATTATCAAATTTCAATTAAATTAATAAATTCTGATAGAATTATTTTAGAAAAATTTAAAGATTTAATTTCTCCAAATACACCATTAAAAATAATTGATAAAAAATACTGTCAATTTAGAATTAATAGTAAAGTATTAAGTCAACAATTAAATAATTTAGGTTGTGTTCCAGCAAAAAGTTTAATATTAACTTTTCCAAAATTTATATTACCAAATTTATTAAGTCATTTTGTAAGAGGATATTCTGATGGTGATGGTTGTATTTATCAAAGTAAGAAAAATTATATTTGGCAAATTACTTCTACAAATATATTTTGTAATTACTTAAAACAACATATTAAAAATATATTAGACGTAAATTGCTGCGTATCATTATCTAATTCTAATTTTAATAAAATAACATCAAATCTTTCAGTTGGAGGAAATTTACAATCAAGAAAAGTATTAGATTGGTTATATAAAGATGCTAAAATTTATTTGCCAAGAAAATATGATAAATATCAAAAATTTATTATTTTAAATTGAAACAAAAATGCCACCAATTTAATTTTGGTGGCATTTTATATTAGAAATATAACTTTTTAATCACTATCTTCAAATGTTTTATCTTCATCTTCTCCTTCAGTTACTTCTAAGTCATCATCTAAATCTATATTTAATAGATCATCTATATAACTATTATCTGATAAATTCATGGTATGGCCATGATTTTTTAAATTAGTTGTCATTTTTTTAGAAGTAAGTCCTGAAGTATGTCTATCAGTAATTTTTGTTTTAGCATTTTGTTCATCAATATTTTCAGCTAATGATTTAAATTCAATTTCCTCGCCAGGTTGAATGTTTTCTGGATCAACTAGTTTGTTTGGATTTTGCATCCAATCCCACATTTTTCCAAATGATCTTTCTGAAGAACATAAATCATTAGCTTCTTTTTCACTCATTACATTATGAGAGCCTAATAATTTATGTAATTCTGATTCTTTATATCCTAATTGTCGTAAAGCCAAATTAATTTTAGCTTTAGCTATTGGATTATGTTTAAATTCTTTTAACTCTTTTAAAGTAACTCCAGCTGATTTCCAATCTTCTAAAGAAGGCATTTGCCTAGCTTCAGTTAAAGAAGATGCTGCAATTTTAGCTAAAATTTGTAAAACTTGATTGGCTTTTTTTTGCATGCCAGCTTCTTCAAAAATTTCTATAGCTGAATGTAAATATTCTGCGGCTTTAGTTAAATTATTAATTCCTTCTTTTTTGGAAGCAAAAGCCAGTTCTTTTTCCATAGAATTAATAATATCATTTTCAAATGAGATTTTTTTCATTTATTTTCTCACATTTAATTGATTAGCCAAATCTGTTAATACAAGTAAAATCTCATTTGAAGTTGATTTCATTCCTGCTTGATCAAATATTTCAGCAGCATTGCTTAATAAATCGGCAGCTTTGGCAATTTTATTAAAACCATGTTTGCTCTCCACTTGGTTAGAGACCAACTTTTTCTCCATGGATTTATATAATTCATCTTCAAAACTACCGATTTTAAACATTGTATCTCCTAGAATTATTTACTTTTAGCTTTGGAAGCTTTTTCTTTAGCAGCTTTTTCTTTAGCAGCTTTTTCTTTTAAAAATTTTTCTTTCTCTTTGGCTTTTTCTTTAGCAACTTTATCTTTAGCCATTTGAGAATCTCTTTTTTCTTTTTCTTTAGCTTTAGCAGCTTTTTCCTTTTCTTTTTCTTTAGCAGCCTTAGCTTTATCTTTAGCAGATTGAGAATCTGATTTAGAGTCAGAGACTTTCTTTTTCTTAGCCTCTACCACTAATGAAGCAATTTTCAAAGTTAAAGCAGATGATTTTTCCATTCCAAGAGAATCTAATTGAGCAGAAGCTGTTAGTAAACTATCAATTACAATATTATAACTAGCTGATGTTTTGAGATCTGAATCTTCTGCACTAGATGAATCTTCACTTGATTCCATTTTTTTACGACGAGCATCATTATCATCAGCACTATCTTTATCACATTTGCAAAGGAAATTTGGTTTACCACACTCTTTGCATTTGCCTTTTTTAGCATCATTATCATCAGCATCTGATGAATCAGAGGATGAGCTTGAAGAACTTGAATCACTTTCTTTCTTTTTTCTTCTAGCATCATTATCATCAGCAAACATATCATCAGCTTTATTAACACCTGAACGAGTATTATTAACTAACCATGATTCTACATTTTCATGACCAGGATAAGGATCTGGCATAACATTGCTTTTTGGATCAATCTTTGGATCTAATTTAGCTGGTCCTACAGGTTTAGTTACAGGTTTAGCTACTGGTTTTGGCATGCTAGGAGTAGCTGGTTTAGTTGGTTGTTTAGTTGCTTGATCAAAAGCAGGCCCTAAACTTGGATCTAAAGGATCTCCTGGAAGATGTTGTTCATCATGATTATCATCAGCCATAGCTGAATCACACATACATGAATCTTTATCTTCTCCACAATCAGTGCAAGATCCTGATGCAATCTTATATTGATTGCCGAAAATGGCTCGATGAGATGCACTTTTTAATACAGCATCCATTGACGCAGCCACAAAATCTGATACGCTTTTATTACTCATAGTTTTTATCCCCTATATATTCAAGTCTTAGAATAATCTCCTGGTATTTTTAGCAAAAGCTTCTGATAATTTTGACCAATCATCTTCTTGAGAAACAGTGTTGACTTCACTGGAACCCAAAATACCTACTTGTGGCAAACGTCCCGCTTCTTTACGAAGATTAGCAATTGGGTGCTTAGCTACTACTCTTTTTAAAGAATCAAAAGAATCATCATTAAACTTCATAATTTCATCTACTTGTGATGAGATTGCATTACGATCATGATAACATAAACCACGATCTACCATATCATATGTTAATTCATATGAACGAGCAAGTTTTACACGATATTTATCAAGTTCTTTTTCCATTTCAGCTTTCATATGCTCTTTTACTAACTCATTAGCAAATTCAGACCCACCATCAGTTTGAGCATAGAATTTTTTCCAATATGAAACAGCATCTTTATCCAAACCTTCTGAAACTAATAAATCAATATCATTTGGATCTAATTTACCTTCTGAAACAAGTTTCTGAATAGCTTCAGCTTCTTTACGAACTTTAGGTGGAGCTTTGGCAATATCCATCATATGTTTATTAACTTCTGGAAGAGTTTCTACATAACCAAGATTATCAGATGGTTTAGTATCTAATTCTGTTTGACCATCTGTTAATTTATTAGCTTGGTCTAACATATCACTCCATTTAGCATGAGACATATCTTGGATTTCTCCACTTTCTTCTTTGCCTAATGCATCAGCAGCTAATTTAGCACGTAGAGCCATACGACCTTCTCGTGTTGCAAAAGATGCTTGTTTAACTTCACCCTCAAATCCAGGAGGAACCATAGCCTTCTCATTTGGAGAAACTTCTAATGTTCCTTTCATATCATTATTATCAGTTGGCATATCCATATCTCCAAGTAAATCTTCAGGTTCATCTTCGGAGCCAGAATCTACATCATCTTTTAATTCATCATCCATTAAACCTTTGACTTGATCTAAGTCATCATTAGTATCTGAAATCATTGACATTAGATCATCATCTTTATCTGATTCATCTTTCCAATCATCTTTATCCCATTCATCTTTGGAAGAAGAGTCTTCATCTTCACCTAATGAGTTTAATTCAGCTTCTATTTCAGCTCGTTTTACTAAAGCTTTAGTACCTTTAGCATATTTAACAAAAGCACTCATTAATTTAAAACCATCAGCTACTGCTGTTTTAGCTTCATTAACAGCATCATCTACAATTGATTCTA